TCGACTTTGGCTTTGAACGCTGGGAATAACAAGTCTAAAGAGTTTACCATGTTTGTTGTATGAAACAATGGGCTCTTTTGGATTACATCTGTGTAGAAACTCATCGCTATAGTCCTTGAAACAAAAAGAGAGGGACAATATGCCCCTCTCTATTTATAGATTATCCTAGATAATCCCATTCGTCCTCAGTATAAGGCCACATAGACAATCTCCTTATAGTGCAAGAAGATTATACATAGTGATCAAACATAGACCTGCAATGGTAAACCCTGCAACTCTTGATACAGGGACGATGTATTTTTCTAGCATTTATTTTCTTTCTCTTTCAGCCAGATATTCTGCGGTAGAAGAAGATTTTTTTGTTGTATGGATATCATGTTTGTCTTGAATGTCAATCTTCTTCGGTTTCTTATGTTCTGGAATGACATACTCCAAACCAACGCGAAGAATCCCATTTAGAAGTTCTGCGCCAGTGATTTCAACATGATCAGCAAGTGTGAACTGGCGCGTAAATGGACGCATTGCCAATCCTTGATGTAGAAATAGTGGCCAAGTCCATTCGCCTTTTGAGTCTTTTTCAGCAGGTTCACCCGACTTGACATTACCCTTAATAGTTAGTTTACCATCAGAGAGTTCAACGTCAATGTCTTCGCGCGCGAACCCCGCAACTGCCACTTCAATGACATACTTGTTTCCATCAATCTTTTTGATGTTGTATGGTGGATAGTTCGTAGAAAGCTTTGCTGTCTGCTCTGCCGCTGATGCTAGTTTCTGTACTAGAGGATCAAATCCAACAAAAAACTTATCTATTTCTGGGGTAAAAGCAAAGCTTGAGCCGTAAAAAGTGTTAGCCATATTAGTTCTCCTATTTAAGCGAGAGTTGATGTAATGTCTACCCATTTGGCATAGACGAGTTATTTATAAACGTTTCCACTTACTGCCGAGAAGAATCCTGGTCTTCATTCTGAACCACCAGGATTTCTCTTCTCTAAACTTTAACACGATTGCATTAGGATCACCAAATACAACCCACTCCCATATGAAGGGTGGTAGCTTCGGTGTAGGTGTCCATACTGGTTCCCATGGTTGCATAATGTATCATCCTGAAAGTTTGTCTTTATATAAATACTAATGTAGATCGCGGTGACGACCAAGAAACCCATCTACTCTAGAAACTTGGGAGATTCCAGCATGACTACTTATACGCCCTATACATATCTCATTGGTTGGTCTAAACTCAACAAATGGTACTATGGTGTTCGCTTTGCGAAAGGTTGTCATCCGAACGATCTATGGACATCATACTACACATCATCCAAGTATGTCAAGATGTTTCGTGAAGAAAATGGTGAACCCGATGTGATTTTGATTAGAAGAACATTTTCTGATCGCATCCAAGCATTAGATTGGGAACATAAAGTTTTGCGTAGAATGAATGTGTCTACTAAAGACACATGGCTGAACAAGACAGACAATAGATCCGTAATAAACGACAGATATATGTTAGCAGCATCACATACTCCCATCGCAAACAACAAAAGATCAACGGCGATGTGTAAGAAGATATGGATCACTAATGGTAATGAGAACAAAAGAATCGACCAGTATGATCATATTCCTAAAGAATGGCACACTGGTCGATCTAATCTCAAGAGAACCTTTACTTCTAGTCAACTAGAAAGAGTGTCTAAACTAGGATTATCTAACTCTAGGGAGGTGTTGTATGCGGGAGTTAGATATTACAGTATGAAAAGTGCGTCCAGGTCAACGGGCATCTCAGTCTATAAGTTGAAGTCCTTTGGAGCCACATTCATATAGTTCATTTACGTCCTTAGGACCGTCCTATGTTGTATTTCGCAACCATATTCCAATCATGCTTTTCTTTGTATGACAAAATCTTGATTTGATTTAGTGGAGTGATTGGTTCTTCTGTTTTCTTTGGTTCAACAATAGTGAGTAAACCCCACTCTGACAAAAGATTGATGATTGTGTTTCTACGACCTTCATCTGTATCCGAGAAATCAGTTGGTTTGCCATCAAGAGCGAACAACTCTTTAAAGTGAACAATATAGTATTTCTTCTGTTTATGCAGAATATGACAGGACTGATACAGGATCTTGTCCTTGCGTGAAGCGATCCCAATACGAGTCAACGTTTCTTTAATCTTTAAGAAATCGTCTGGCTCTTTTAGGGTTACCTCTACTAGAGCCTCTACTGTCAGTTTCATTTGTGCCACCCTTACTTAATCTTTTCTTTATCGTTTTTACCTGTTCGGATGACAATATAGACAAAGCAACTTCAGCCTTTCGATCTGAGTAACCGAATGCTTCTTTGATAATGTCTAAATCGGCATCCTTTTCTTTCTTAGGCCATTTCGACTTCCGAAACTTTGGTCTAACAGTATTTAGTAAAAAATCGTATTGAAGTTTCTTGTCAAGGTGATAGTATTGATTAACAATGTTTGCTAATGTTGCGGTATCTTGAAACAAAGATAGCCCGCGATTGACAATCCAAGGATTGTACTCTTTCTCCACTTGCGCTGGATCGTGTGGTCCGTTGAATAGGTTCTTATGTGTATTGATGCTGTCAATGAAGTCAAATGGGCTGTAGATCGTTTTAGTTCTAAAGTCCTCTTCTTCTACTTCTACAACATCACTGGCAAGATTCATTACATCGAATACACTGGTCATTTGAAATCGCAATCTGCCATGATCGATAGTACGAACGCGGCGGTGTTGATTTCCTGATCGGCGACAAATGCTGCCTTATACTGAAACTCGGCTAGATGTAGAATCAACTGACCAACAGAATTGTCTTTGACGATATCCGAAATGTTGTCATACAGATCACGAAACAAAGTCGAACTATCAATGTCCTGATTTTCACCTACCCATCTACGAGCAGCGCTAAAGTTCTTTTCTTTTAGTGCGACAAGTAGTGGAGCATAGTTACCACTAGAATCACCACCAAGAATACTCTTGTCGATATTGCCTGTCGCGGAATGCCTTTGAAGCTCATTTAGAACTCTCCTCCAATCTGGGAAGTGACGATTGATCAACTCAGCGATTACAGGCTTTTCATACGTAACACCCTCTGCATCTAGAATGCCAGAGATACGTTTCATAAACTGAACCGCAAGAACAGGCTTATCTTTCTTGGCGATGTTGAACTCGACAACAGAACACCGAGAATGTAGAGGCGCGATAAGCCGATTCTTAAAGTTACATGTCAGAATGAAACCACAGTTACGGCTAAACTCTTCCATGAAGTTACGAAACGCTGGCTGCACTTTGTCAGCGGACAGATAGTCTGCTTCGTCAATGATGACGTATTTACGACCACCCTTGAACGAAACAGACGATGCAAAGCCAGTGATTTCATTTCGCAGGACATCAATACCAGCATTCAATGAACCATTGATGATGATATAATCACAGTCTAGTTGCTCTAGCATCGCACGAGCAACGGTGGTCTTGCCTACACCAGGACCACCTGTGAGCAGTAGATTTGGAATGTTCTTTTGATCAACAAACTGTTGGAATGTTGTCTTTAGATCAGCAGGAAGAATACAATCTTCAATCGACTTTGGGCGATACTTTTCGCACCACAAATAATCAGTCAGCATAATATAAACCTTTCAATGTAACATCAGTTAAAACATAGTATCAATGTCAGTTGAAGGTCGAATCTTTCTCTGTCGCAATGAAGTATGTGATGCTAGGAGCAGTAAACTTTGAGATACCTGCCTTAGAGATTGAAACGTCATAGTCATTAGGTAGAAGCTTGATGTTTTCGTTCTTAAAGATAGCCTTGAATACAAGATCAGTAGTACCTACGATAATGCTATACTTGTCGTTGGTTGGATTTCTGCTATCATCAGCCGATAGATAGATGTTTTCGCCGTCACCAGAAATGATTGTTTCTGGAAGACCAAGAACACCAGCAGCCTTTTGAACCTTAGTAAGGTCTTCCTGTGTGATGTTGAGATTGATTTCAGCAGCAGGAAAGTTTAGATCCTTTGCAGGCGAAGTCACAAACGTTGATGGATCAGCGTAGGTGTATACTAGCTTACGCTTATCTGAGGCAATAGTAGCCTGTGTTTCGCCAAAGTGGATTTCTGGCTGATCGAACAGCATTAGGGCGCCGAGAAACTTTGATAGATCATAGATTGCAAAGTCGCGGTCGAACGTCTCTTGAACTTCTGCACTCGCCATCACAGTCTTTTGTGGTGAGATAGTGCGAATCATGTTACCCGAGCGAAACAGAATACCATGATTGATTGACGAAAAGTTCTTGAGGATAGTAAGGGTATTTTCACTTAGCTTCATAGTATCATCCTTTTCAATGTGGTGTTTCCAAAGATCACTCTGGAAACACCGTTATAACAAACAGCAGGGATTAAATCAAGACTTTTTGCCCAACTTTGATGGGTCAGCAGTAGCAGCAGCACCAACGGCTGCTAGATCAGCGAGTGAACCACCAAACACGTATGAACCAACATGCTGTAGTTGGATCCAAGGAGCAAGCCATACCTTTAGACCAGCATGACGAGCCCACTGACAGAACATATAATCTTCTGACAAGTAACGATTTGAGTATTCATGACCGAAAGCAGAATGCTTAGTATCATCAACGAACGCAATGACTTGTTCCTGTGTAGCCTTAGGATTCTTCTTATAGTACTCACGGATTTCTTCGCCAATACGGGCGTGCTTGTTATCAATGAGAGCATCAAACAAGCAAGGGATTTCGCGTGAGCCATCGAACGCTGCGGTACGAACGTGGTCTGGGCGATACATTAGATGTGGATATGCTTCTGTCATCTTCTGTAGCGCTGATCGCTTGATCATCATGAAGCCAGTGCCAGATTCTAGAACTTCGGCTGGTTCAGCAATCTTGATTTCGTTCTTGCCGTTCGCAGGATTGAAAACATAATCACCAACAAACTTTTCTAGAATGCCTGGATCTTGATCTGCAAAGCCTTTATCAACAGCCATCTTGATCTTTTCCCATGAGATACACTTCTTAGGATATGGACCACAAAGGATGTCATACTCTGACTCGTCACTCATTAGAGCAAGCATAGTCATAACATCATTCGAGTTGAAGCCGATATCTGAGTCGATGAACATCAAGTGTGTGCAGTCTGACCGAAGGAACTCATCAACGCAGTAGTTACGAGCGCGAGTGATAAGTGATTCGTTGAACAGATAGTAGTACTTGACTTCAACACCATAATGTACGGCTAGTGCTGATAGATCATTAGTCGAACGACAGAACATGCCTGCACATGCACCACCATACATTGGAGTACTTACAAAAAGCTTCCTCTTACGTAGTTCTTCAATAGGTACACGGACGTCCATTATTTATTCTCCATTTCAGTTGTCATTATTTCTTTCCTTTTCATTAAATAAAGCTTTCTTGCTTCACTCATTCTTTGTTTTTGTTCTGGAGTCCTTTTCTTTCCAGTATTTGAAAGAGTAGACTTTCGAATCTTATCTGGGTTCTTATTCACTTTATCCTGCCAAGGTAATCCTTTGCCTGGAATAATCATCTCTTGAACCTTTGATCTTGCCGCATTAAGCATATCATTACGTTCTTGTTTAGTTTTATTCCGCATAGCAGAACTTCTAACTAAACTATATTGTCTTTTAGTTTCATCTGAGTGCTTGTGTCCAAGCATTCCACTAGATTCTCTCTGTCTTCTTTTGATAGACAGTTTTTCTTTTGTTTCAACACTATGATTACATCCAGTTCTGTCATGTATTTTAGTGTCAGATTTGTTTAGCCATCTATTGGATTTCACCATATTCATTCTTCTTATGACACGGTGTTCCCATATGCCAGCAGATTCTTTTGAATCGAAGATTTTTCTGATCTGAATAACATCGGGTTCGCCGTGTTCTATTCTAAACTTCTTCACATGCTTAGAAGAAGTAAAATATTTAATCCAAAGTTCATTTGGATGACATCCTCTGGCGTAGCGAACACCATAGTACCATCTGTCTTGTTTAGACCATCCTATTAGATATGTATAGGGCGTATATGTAATCATGCTGTTGCTCCATATTAGCAATAGAGTAGGTGGGATTCTGGGGAGTCTCCGCGACCTACACTATTACTTATATAAAGACTAGACTAGTGATTTTCTCCATATTCTAGATCATGTACATGTAGTTGTATAATAGCGTAATGGATCACTTTCATCAAATCTTTACGCCAATCTTGTGATCCTCCTTTGTTGCCGTATCGTTGTGCATACTTCAACACATTGCCGATACAGAAACCTGTTCCGTGACCGCCATCAATGATGAACTCTGTAGCTTGATACTTGTTCTGGGAGTAATGCTCACCGTATGTCTTATCGATATAATCGGCGATTTCTTGAAGCGCTTTGTCTTCATTGTATTTATAATCGATTTTTGATGGTTGTATTCTACGAAAAAACTCTTCATTAGTTTCTTCAGTATATTGATTATGGTGTTTTTCCATTTCTTTACGATTAAGTTCATCTGCCAAATATGTGTCGATTGGGCGTTTATACGGGCTGTCTGCTACCTGCCGTCTTACAAAGTCCTCCCAAGTTTCTATTCCAAGACCAACTGGATTTAATCCATCACTTTCACTCATTCTTCACCTTCCATTTCATATTGCAGATAAATCACACCCGCTTCTTCAAGAATGTCTTTAGCGAGTTTTGTGGATTCTTTCCAGTATTCAGGCAGATTCTTAGGAACTTCTGCAATAACAGTTCTGATGCCAACTTGAATGATACCTTTGCAACATTCAGAGCATACAGGTAAACCATACACGTATAGTTTGGCTCCGTCAAGAGAAATGCCATTCAAGCAAGCATTATAGATGCAGTTCATTTCTCCGTGAACGACATACTTATACTTCGTCTCACGATCGTTCAAACGATGATCATCTTTGATGCCTCTTGGAAATCCATTATAGCCTGTGGCTAGAACATTGTTGTTTTTTCCAATAGCAACAACACCAATCTGTTTAGATTGATCTTTTGACCAAGTTGAGATATTCTTAGCCGTATCCAAATGACGCCGAGTCCACTTATGCATTATATATCTTCTTTCTTCAAACGAACTAGTTTCATACCATAGTTGTTGACTTTAGGCATAGACTTTAGATCAACATCTGACTTAAGTTTTAGTTGATTCTTCTTGAATGGACCATAGTCAACGTAATGATGCCATCTACCGTAGCGAAATACCATGCGGGCCACGTCTGGATGCATGTCTACGAGCATTTGTGACTTGTTGATTGTTCCCTCTGGATTAAGCTGGCCATCTCTCCATTGAGCCTTGTCTTGTGTGCCTTCAGCATGATAAAACTCAGCAGTGTTACCACCTTTGACAGTCTGTGTTGCAGCTTTGCCTTGAAGAAAGGCATTGAACTGAATGGTGCAATCACCATCTTTCAATACACGAAGGCAGATATCAGTATCTTCGTTGTAACGACCACGCCAGCGATGCTTACAATCATTTCGGATAAGCAACGTGGAGTAGATACGAGTGTTTGTAACAAACGGTGGATACTTCTGATTAGGAGCAATAAAGAAACGATATTGAAAACCAGAGATAGGAACATTTTCATACCGATCAACAAAGTCTTCAGCAGCTTTGAAGATTACACCAGATTCAACACGAATGCGGCTGTTTTCATGAAGGCGATAGAAGTCTGTAATGTTGTCATCCATTACCCAGTGGCTAGTTGCACCAATAGAGATAGAATGATCCCAGCACCAGTTTCTAGCACGCCCTGGTCCGTCACCATGATTACTGAAAGGTGCAACAAGCAGAGTTACATATTCGCGAATACCAAAGTTGTCTAGTGCTTGTTCGTATAGCGCTTCGTCTTGTGGTTCAATCGCAATGTAATGTGGCACTTTCATTCGTGCCAATGAGCGAGAGGTCAGCATTGATTCATGCCGACCTTTACTAATGATATAAACAGGATATTTTGGATTAGTCATCAGTTTCAATCCATCGACGAAGCGCGTTTGCATCGCGATCTAGCTTTGGATGCCAGATACTTTTTGTTTTGATAGTAAGATGCTGATCGATCAACTTGGCAAACTCTTCATAGTCTTCCTTGTTACGGAAGCTTACATAAATCTGCTTGTATGGTGGATTAGTCTCTTGCTTAAACTCAGGCATTCCTACCCAATGCTTCTTCCACTTCACATCATCTTGTTCCAAAGTTTCATCTTCAGATAAGAATGCATCTAGAGTAGACACACCGTAAGAGATATCTTTTGAGTCAATCAGACTTTCGTACTCAGTAGACTCATCAACTACAGACTTATTGTCTTCCATAATGTACTCCGTATTATGCGATGGCTAGCTTCTTATTGATTCTGTTGAACGCTTTCATTTGCTTGAAAGCTTGTTCTTTATGAATCACACTAGCACGATTGATATGGACAATGCCGTTTAGATGATCTAGTTCATGTTGAAATACACGAGCCGTTAGCCCTTCAAACTTTTCTGTTCTAGTCTCACCATTAGGCACAGTAAAGCGAACTTTGATCACAGCTGGACGTTTGATCTTTACAGATAGCCCAGGATGACTTAAGCAGCCTTCTAACATATACACTTGATCGGCGGAAGAGTCAACGATTTTTGGGTTGAAACATGCAAGAATCTGTTCGCCATTGATGACAAATGCACGATAGGGCAGACCGACCTGATTCGCAGCAAGCCCCAAGCCTTTGTTCTCAATCATAGTCTCAGCTAGATCACGAGCCAACTGAATAGGATCAGTAGGTGGATTGCTGAAATCAAAATATTCAAGTTCTGTTTTGAGAATAAGATCGTTCTTATCTACAAGAGGTAGAATAGCCATCAGTTTACTCCTAGGATTGGCTTAAGATTTGGCTTTTCGTAATGAGGTCCTTTGATGATCTTGCCATCTTCGCGATGAACAGGCTTACCATCTTTACCAAGCTTTGTCATGTTGCTACGATGCACTTCTGCTAGACAAGCATCCAGATCGATGCCAAAAGCAATACCAGCACCATATGTGACATATAGAATGTCAGTCAGAGCATCGGCAACTTCTACAAGATCCTTATCCTTGATAGCATCCTTTAGCTCTTGAAACTCTTCACGAATCAGTTCTATGCGAAGTTTAATAACGTCTTTTGCAGGAAACCCTGGAGTATCTGGAGCATCTTGACCAAACACCGTATGAAACTCTTTTACTTTTTCGTAGTTAGTCATTGTTAATCCTCACATTAAAATTTATATAAGTATATTGTGGTTCACGATATTACCAGTATCCAACCACTCTAGTCCTCGTACAAGGAGTCCAGCCATGAATACTTATTACGTCTATGCATATATCAGAAAATCTGACAACACACCTTACTACATAGGTAAAGGGAAATCAAGAAGAATGTACGAAAAACATTCTGTTTCTATTCCCAAAGACAAATCTAAAATAGTTTTTCTAGAAACAAATCTTTCAGAGATTGGGGCATTCGCATTAGAACGTCGATTTATTAGATGGTATGGCAGAAAAGATTTAGGAACAGGCATTCTTCGCAATAGAACGGACGGAGGAGAAGGATGTTCCGGAAGAATTATGAGCGAAGAACACAAAATCAAAGTCTCTATAACTGGCAAGAAAAATAAAGGCAAAAAACATTCTGCCGAAACTATAGAAAAAAGAGCAGCGAAACTAAGAGGCATTCCGCAAAGTTTAGAATTAGTAAGAAAACGAACAGGGCCCAGGATAGGCACAAAGGTGTCCGACGAAAGCAAACTAAAAAACTCGATATCAAACAAAAATAGACCTAAAGAGTTATGTCCACATTGTTTAATAATTGCGTCTAAGGGTAATATTCTTAGATGGCACTTGGATAAATGTAAACAAGCTACTCGACAACCATAACACTGAAATTTCTCTGCTTCTCAAAACGAATGATGTTAGTGAATTTGTCCATCAGTGATGCTCCCTTATGTGAAATGATGAACACATTGGTGTCAGCCGTTACGCTGCTTAGAATCTTGAAGAACTCGTCCGTACCACTTGTATCCAAAGAACTATCAAAAACCTCGTCCATAATCAAGAGATTTGTGCTTGCGCTGTTACGAAGTTTTGCCACTGCTCTCCATGAGAAAAGTAAAGCCAGATTTATTCTCATCTTTTCACCTTCAGAGAATGACGCATAAGAGAACTCATCACGAAACCGCGACTTAATCTTTTCATCAAAACTTTCATCAAGTTCAAACTGGACAAAGAAGTCCATAGCCGCAAGATACTTGTTGATTAGCTTGTTCATGACAGGAACATATTGCTTGATGATCTTGGTCTTGATACCACCATCTTTCAGCAGAACAGCAGCAGTACCCAACAAAGAACGATTTTCGGTTAGTTCTTCAATAAGTGTGTGAACGTCTTTCAGTTCTTTCTTGGCTTTGTTTAGATCAACAGCATCCGTCTCTACCTTAGTCTGCTTATTACGAAGTGCTTCAATCTCTTTCTGCAACTCGCTGTTATACTTCTGGTACATACGAATCTTGTTGTTGCGGTCTATTATCTCTGCATTATATTCTGAGATTTGATTGCTAATATCAACAATCTCTTTCATTCGTGCATTGATCTTCGCCTGTTCTTCTGATAGTTTAGTTAAGGCTGTGTCTAACTCTTCTGCACTGGCAATCTTTGTGTTTAGATTTTCTTCCTTGAAAACAGGATCAATGTCTTGTGTACAAGTCGGGCAGTGATCGTGAGTATGAAGAAACTTGATATGCTTGTTATGATCGGTCAGTTTGAACTTCAACTCAGAGTGAAGCGTAGTGACCTTGTTCAATCTATCCGTAATAGATTGCTCATCTCCAATATTGAGTTTCAAATCGTCAATCTGTTCGGAGATTTTGTCAATCTCGGCATTTGCAGTCTCGATCAGAGTTTCATGTTCGTAAATCTTGCCGTGCTTGATGTCGATCAAGTCTTCATTGTTTTGCCGAAGTGATTCGATATGCTTCTTATTCAAATCAATCTTTTGTTCACAAAGAGCCAGTTGTGTGTTGGCATCCTTTAGTGCATCTTTGTTGTCTTGAATACGTGTCTTCAGTAGGTTGTTCATCGTTGAGAAAATCTGGATATCCAGAAGGTCTTCAATGAAGTCACGCCGAGCCTGTGCTGGCAACTGCATGAAAGGAACAAAGGTAGAAGCACCGAGCGTGATGATCTGTGAGAATGACTTATGCGACAGCTTTAGGATATTCTTCTCCAGAACGTCCTGATAGTCACCAGACTTCGCTTCTTGATTCAGTAGAGAACCATCAACAAAGATTTCAAAGACGTTTGGCTTGATGCCACGTCTAACCAGATACTCTTTCTTACCAATAGCGAACTCGATTTCAACAAGCAAGTTCTTGCCGTTGATCGCATTCAAGAGTTGTGGCTTATTGATCTTGCGAAAGGGTTTACCATAAAGAGCAAACGAAATCGCTTCGATAAAGGTAGACTTACCAGCGCCATTTTCACCGACAATCAGAGTTGACGCGGCTTCATTTAGTTTGACTTCTGTAAAGGTATTGCCCGTTGAAAGCAGGTTCCTCCAACGTACTACTTTGAATAGAATCATATTACCTCAATCGATGCTCATGGCTTCATCATACAAGGAACGTATTAGATTGTCAAGAGATTTCTTGTCCACATCCAGTTCAAGATTGTCTGTGTATTTCCGCAGAATCGTCAAAGTATCTTCTGCTTCATCCACAATGTCTTCATCTGTTTCGAGATTGAGATTCAAGTTATCATCAACAACTTGGATGTTTGCTGGGCTAGATTTCTCCATCGTATCAATGAACATATCAAACCAATAGGGAGTGTTCTTGTTCTTGACGATCACTTTTACGTATGTGTTTCTGTATGGGCTATAGTCAATGTCGGTAAAGTCTGTCAACTTTGCGTTTGAGTCATCATAGACAAACTTGTAGAACATACGAAAAGGATTCTCTACAAAAGTCGCCTTGCGAGTCTCAGTATCAAAGATATGAAAACCTTTAGGATCGTTGAAGTCGCTCCAAGTCATTTCATATGGGCAACCAAAGTATGTTACATTGCCTTTTGTTGAGCGATGATGAAAGTGACCAGAACCAACGAAGTCAAACTTCTGGAAGATACTGGCATCCATACCTTCATGACCAGTATCACCTTTGTACATGGAGAAACCACCAAGTTCTAGGTGACCAAATGCAACTTGTGCATCAGTCGATTTAATCAGATCCATTGTTTGCTTCTGATTGTCTTCGCAGATCCAAGGAAGCAGCAGCGTCTTCATTGAACCAAAGTCTACTTCGCTAGGCTTAGAAATCACTTTGATGTTGTCATAGTCTGATAGCAGAAGGTCTAGAGCATTCATTTCCAGAGTGTTCTTGTAAGGAATTACATGGTTGCCAACCAGTGTGACCAGAGACATATTGTTGTCACGAATCTTGTCAAACCAATATGATCGCGCGCGCGAGAGCGTATAGAAACTGACGTACTTGCGGCGATCAAACGTATCACCCGTATCTAGAATGAGGTTGATGTTGTGTTTCATGAGATATGGAAAGAAGAACTCAGAATAGAACTTCTCCATCATATCATGAAACACAACACTGTCACCACGTACACCGAAATGTTGGTCTGTAATAATAGCAAACTTCATGTATTACTTTCCATCATCATCAAGTTTAGACAATAGCTTCTTCATCTCTGCGTTTTCTCTCCGCAGTCTGAACAATTCTTCCACATCTTCAGGGGGAAGAATACAATTATGAAGCGCCATATATCCACACTGCATACCTATTGCATAGGCATCAGGTCCAAAACCAAACACATCATAAAGAACATACCGATATGTCCCTTGATCTTTAATATCACCTTTGCGGATGCGTTTACATACAGAATAGAAAGACTTGATTTTTTCATCATATGAGATATTGTCCCAATACAAGTCACATTCTTCTTCGTACTTATCTTCGGCTTCTTGCTGAATTTGAATCGATTCTCGCCATTTATCACTATCAAAAAAGCTCATATACTCACCTCCACATATTAATGATTGTACCTATAGCAAACATTACGCTACCAGCAAGATAAAACCAGTTTGCCATATTATGCAATCTTTCGTTTCTTTGGCTTTGCCAACTCTTCTTGTGCTTGTTTCTTGTCATAGAACTTTACCGCATCATCGCAGTAGTCTCTGATATTCATCAAGGTGCGCTTGAAGTTGTCACGAATATAAACATTGTTCGTTGGATCAAACAGGTTCTTCACAACGGCTTCTACGCCTGCGGGAATGTTATTTTTGTCTGTCTTCATCTTAGTCACTTTCTATGAACTTGTCAATACCTTTTTTCACCTTTGGCTTTTTCTCTGCGGTCTCAGCTTTGCGTTCTGCTATTTTCTTTTCATAATCAGACACAAAGCTGGTCATGTTATCAGTGTTATTCATTTCTGTAGAGTTAGGATTATCCGAATCTCCATACTCTGTAGCAGCACCGACTAACACCGCATTCTCAAAGGCCTTATACTTAATGTACGTTTGCTTCTTCTCTTTCTGAATACGAAGGACGTAGGCATTATATATGATACGAGTAAAGTATGCGAAGGGATTGTTCGACTTGTCTGGATTGAAGTTGTGCATGTAGCTGATGCAGTTTTCAATGCCATCTGAAATCATTTCTTCTTTATAAGAATAGTTGACAAAGTTACCCTTGGTGGCTAGCTTAGTTGCGATCTTGAAGATACACACACCAATATACTCAGGGATTCTTGGTACTGGTAACCCTGCTTCTAGCGCATCTTGCTTTTTCTTACGATAATCAATCAGTGCATTGTAGAATGATTTGTTGTCAACATAATGTCTGCTGGTATCTTTAGGTCGTGCCATAATATATTCCCTTTTCTCTTGACTTTTTCCACAGCTTGTATATAATAAGCAATGTGCTTTAATGAATACTAGAACTTAGTGGTATTAGAGATTGATCATCATCTTCAGATTGATATCTCATTGTTACATTCTTCTCATAGAATGTAACTACTTCTTGCTCTAGATTAGATACGAATATAACATGTTTCTTATCTAAAGTAAAGAGAATATTGACATCATCGAAAGGATTCAATGAGGTAAGATAAGCTTGAAACTTACCAGTGTCTTCGTCGTAATAGCGATTCGCGACCATTGGATACTCAACAACATATCCAGTTTCAGTCTCGGTATCGAACCTAGACATTACCAACTCTCCTGTTACCAACTTTAATAGAATGTGTGTTGGAACAGGTTCTTTAGATGTCGATGTCATAAATCTTGAAAGCAAACTCTTCTTCTTCATAAATCTTCTTTCTCTCTTTGAGATGTTGCATAGTATAGTTCTGTTTGGACTTCCATGAAAGGTCATCTGCTATATCAAAAAGAGTAACAGAATCTTTTATGTTTGACTTTCTTAACCCTCGACCAATAGACTGAAGTGTTTTGATCTTGGACTTGCCTGGTGAAGCAAAGATGATATTGTGAATGTTCTTGATATTAACACCCGTGGAGAAACGTACCAGAACTGGCTACGATAATCGCGCCATGTTCAACCTCCTGTCCCACTTTATTTGGTTTCATTTTTCTTATTCTTTCTTCTCTCTAGCATCATTGCTTTGAATGCAGGATCTTTCCAACGCTCTTTTAGTTTGCTACCGTCAGAACCTCTTTTTGGTCTATTTTTCATTTTTTCTAGATATTCAGGATCTTTCCATTTTTCTTTCAACTTATAGCTAGCGTCTTGTCTCTTATCTATATCACCATTCACTTCCGACATGGTTGTGACAAATCTACTATAAAAAACTTCGTCTGAGTATCGGTTTTTCATATATTCTGTGTGTTGCTTATGTCTCTCTTCCGACCAACTCATATTATGCACTCTAACGTCATATTCTTCTGGTGTTAGATTCATCCATTGTTCTCTAAAAAATACACTAAGATTTTTGCTGTGCAATCTTTTGATCCATCCATACTCTTTATTACACAAACGTCTATCACTATTATGATACATTAGCATTGTTGTCGCATATATCAGCTTAGGATTATTTGGGTGCATTTTTATCAAAAGCTGATGGGCAACATAGTGTTCTTCTGGTGTTAGCTTCACAAGATTGCTGGAATCATCAGTGCCACCTAAACATTTAGGAACAATGTGGTGTTTTTCATAATAATCATCTACATTGATGCATCTAGTCTTTCCACGTTGTACTAACTCTCCGTAGATTCTCGTGTAGTCCATATAACTTTGCCTATCAATGTTGACGCCTGTATATTACTTATACATTTACTGGTGTCAACATCATCATTTTCTGTAATGTTGTCAACTTTTTTCGTTGTACCATCCATTAGAGGTACGTTTTGGCCATCTTTTATTTTGAGAATGAAGTCATCAAAGTGTAATGATATCACGGTGTTTGTCTGCGTTTCTACCAGCTTACGTATTTCTTCGCGAACGTCACCATCAACACCGCCATAAATGAAATGTATAGGTCTATCGCCAGCAGCATCCTGTATAGATTTATACAACTCTTTTCCGTGCTTCTCCACGTATTGAAAAAGAAGTAGAGTATTACCTTTTAGAGATAGAGCAAGGTTTTTAACAAACTTGTTGCGCCCTTGATGACCAACGATAAAATCCATCTCTTGTTTATAGTCATTGTCCTTGTTGACCTTGCGGACTTCTTCTGCATACTTCAAAACAAGAATCTTGATTTTCAGTTCCGCTAAATGCTTTTGGTCGATAAGATCGGCCGTTGATGCAACTCGCTTTGCTGTACCAAATAACCCTTCTAATACAAGTTTGTTTGTTTCAATACCATCTAATGTGCCTGTGAATCCAAATCGGTGTTTGCAATTCACCATTTTGTCCATGATTGTTGTAAGAGACTTTGCTTTGAATAAGTGTGCTTCATCCCCCATTACAACATCATATTGTGAAAACCAATCTTTGGATTGCTTGACAATACTCTGCCAAGTGCTTACTGTTATCATTGCATTTGTTTTCTTGTCAGCACCAGCAGTGATCTTGTGTACTAGTTCATCATAGCCATAAGACTTAAAATCATCTGCTAACTGATGAACCAAAGAAATAGTTGGTACAATGATTAGAGTTCTTTTAGCGTAATACTGTGCGATCATATAAATGATCAATGACTTACCAGAAGCGGTAGGAGACAGCAGGAGCGATCTTGTCTTTCTTACCGCATGTGCCAGCGCCGCTAACTGGTAATCGCGTGGTGCGAACGGGAGGCTTAAGGATTGAGCAAAATCTTCAGCTTCCCTTAGTGAAAATGGTGTTTCGTTAAACTCATCACTAAACTGGACATCATATCCACGATTACGAGCGAATGCTAGGACGTTTTGAAACAATCCTGCATACAACGTGCCCGACATTAGATGGTAGAGTCTAATGCGGCCGTCCCAGGTTCTGTTTCGGTAAGCTGGACTAAACTTTGCGCCGGGTACCTCGAAAGTAAAATATTCGGATAATTCCATTTTTATATTTCGTTCACAATCTATACGAATGTGTACCTCGTTTATCTTTGTGATGTATAAAGTATCTGTCATTATGTCCCGTTCTTAAATCTCTGCCAATCAATATAGTTCCGAACCTGCCAGCCTCTTTCACTAATAATCTTAATGATAGATTCTAGTACAGTTGATTTTTCTTTTTGATATGAAATCTTCAGTGTTAGATTGATGATGTCTTGGTCTGACTCGATATGCATCGGAATATCAGACTTAAGAATAGCGCGAGGATTAGGTTTCCATTCACGTTCTTCTAGTGTTTCGCGATCAAGTGTACCCATGAAGTATTCAAACTTCAGATGATACAACTGCTTGTAATCTGTTTCTAGTTTTCGAAGCTGTAGTCTTTCCTTAGAAAGTATCTGCATATATTTATGATGTAGTTTTGGGATATTTACTGCAACCTGATCAATCGCAGTGGTATCAATCTCTGAGTCTTTTGCCCAGAGGTCATAGATTTCTTCAAGCTTCATTTCACTTCCTTATTACAAATGACTGATATATCAGTCACAAATACATTTTATGACTTAGGTATCAGTCATTATAATCTGGTGTAGGTATACTCTCTATATGAAAACTCTGCTGTAGCCGTAACGTAGTTTACATCAGTTTCAGTGGAATCAAATCTGAAACCCGACAGTGAAATAGGGTTGACATCACTAAATGTGATCTTAAGATTTGGATTCATTGTACCATTCAATACAATCAAGTCCGCGTCTACCAGAACACCGAAACCGTTTGGCTGTGCATTCAATGCTGCATACTGATTGAAACTCTCTGGAGTACCAATACCAGTCATCCAGTCATAGATTTCAAAGTAGTTGTACATGTCTTCGTCAATCTTGAATGTCAACGAGAATGTATCAAACGTCAATGGAGTACCTGGCAACTGTATCTTACCGAAAGGTGTCTGTTGATTTCTGCTAGTGCTTAGACTGATGCGAGGAAAATCAAAGCTTTGGGCAAAGTAGTCAACATTTGGATTCTTGGTGAGATTAAACTTATATCCAAGCGGGCTGAGAAAGTCGATTGATACAGGTTGAGTTGGATTTGTCATAAAACATCTTTCTTTTTGTATGGACCTCGTTTGATTCCAGTTCGCGCTAATCCGCTTTTTCTTCCTGCTTCCTTCATCAATTCTTTTGGTCTAGATTTTTGTGCGATAGACTGTTTTTCTTTCCAAACATCACCCCTATTTCTTGCATTTTCCCTAAACGCGCATAGAGTAGCTTCCGAATACACTCCAGTTTTTCCTTTATTCCAGGGCTCTTTACCAAGTAGGATTTTAGATTTATTATCTTTCCATTCCTGAGTACGCTCGTATTTGCCCATTTTTGCGCTATTAGATTTAGGCTTCCTCATCTTCTGCCTGGTCTCTTCGGTGTGTTGCCATCCTGATATTCTGCCGCCGCTTATATTCTCTACGATCAGATTGGCCCATTCTTTAGATTCTACTATATTATTATCTTCGGAAAACTTGATTGCAAAATCTCTAGCTTCTTCCTCGTCATAAAACGAGAACAACTCTAACGTTTCTTGTTTAGAATTGTGTTTTTTTAGATGATCTTTCCAGTAGATTCCAGAACCCGTATATGAT